ATGACTATGAATTTAAATAAAATTGTTTTGACAAAGATTCTGGATATCATGCCGGAAAATTTAAAACCGGTCACTTTGCTTATGGATGTCTTAGACATTGGCAAAGAATCCGCTTACAGGAGACTGAGAGGTGAAAAGCCATTCTCTATGGAAGAGATTTATAAACTATCTCTGGTGTTAAACTTTTCACTGGATGAGATTATCAGTAATGATAAAAGCGATGCCGCCGCGTTCAATCATATAGGTACAATCAGACAAAACCCAAGCAAGAATCTTCTAGAGTTTTTTCGCTACTATGAAAGCTACCTGCAACGCTTGATTGACTCGGAGAATTCCGAAATCACCTGCACACTAAATCATTTTCTGCACACCATGTTTATAAACTATGAACATTTATTCAAATTTATCTATTACCGATGGATGCATCAAATGACAGATGTACCACTGAACTATCTATATTCGGAGGTAGTCATTTCCAAAGAGATTAAAGAAAGCTGTGAAAGAATGAGCTTCTTGAATACTAAAATAAGAAAGCTGTCTCTCATAGTCGATAATAATCTGTTTCTTAATCTGATAAAGGAAATGCAATATTTCTATGTGAGAGGACTGTTGAACGAGATAGAATTGGATACGCTCAAGGTAGAGCTGCACAAATATTTGGATGATATAGAAACAACTATAAATAAAGGTATTAATACCACCGGAACTCAAATTGAAATTTATCTATCAGTGTTATACATCAATAGTACCACTACTTATACGACATGGGATGACAGTAGTGAATCTGCTTTCTGGCATCACTATGGTTACCCGATATATACAAGGAATAAGGAAATCACAGCCAGACACAAATTGTGGATCGATTCTCTGAAGAAGTATTGCACCGTCATATCGCAGTCCAATGAACTCCTTCAGGCTGAATTCCTGAATAAGCAACGAGAGTATATAGACAATATAGCAGTAAATATCCTGCTCTGAAAGGAACTGTCAGAGCGCAATGTCATGCAATAAATATTCTTGTTGACCTAAGAAAGCATTTCACTGCTTATCATATAAAGCATTTTTCTTTCATTCAACCATTTACAAACAAAGAATCCTGTAATTCAATTGATTACAGGATTCTTCTTTTCATTATAATGTTGTGGAGCTGGAGGGACTTCTAAATCATATAACATAAAATTAAATGATGATAAACTATATGCATAAGATATGTTACTTCTTCATTTCAGTACACAACCATCACCAAACAAAGACATAGATAGTCCTTGTTTTAGTCCCTGTTTTTTAACCTAGGGACTATTTATTAAATAGATTCATAGCTTCTTTTTTTGCCTGATCTGCAATCTCAATATAAGGACGCATAGCATTATAATCGGCATGCCCGGTCCACTTCATAACAATATTGGGAGAAATACCAAGCATAATCGCATTACATATAAATGTCCTTCTTCCGGTATGAGTCGTGAGAAGTTCATATTTGGGAATCGTATCTTCAATCCGATTGTTCCCTTGATAATATATGATGGTTTCCATCGTGTTGATTTCACATATCTTTCCCAGTTCTTTCATATAATTATTCATCTTCTGATTTGATATCCTAGGAAAAACATATTTGTCTACCTTTTCGTATCTGCTCAAAATCTCCTTTGAATATTTGTTGAGTTCTATTTTTAATGGGTCATTGGTCTTTATCGAAGTTATCTCAATATAATCATCGAAAATATCTGTCCATTTCAAGTTCTCCATATCAGAGTATCGCAATGACGTAAAACAGCAGAACAAAAACTTATCTTTTACTCTTTTTAAGTAATTCTTTGATTCAGGTATCGGAGTATTGTATACCCTCATAAGCTCATGCCAGTCCAGAAATATAATTTTCCTAGGGATAATTTTCAATTTTGGGGCAAAGTTTATAAAAGATGTCTCCTTATTATATCCTTTTGCCGTAGCCCACCTTAGAAACCATTTCAAGATATTTATATCTTTCTTTATAGTAGTATTTCTTAGTTTGATTTCTCCTGTATATTCGTTTTTTAAGCTAATAAGATAATCGACAAGTGTTTGCAATCCCTTTTCAGTGAGATCGGAAAATTCCAGCTTTGGAGCAAAATTCTCCATGTGCTTCTTTATAGTCCTATGCTTCTTATATGTTGCATCGGTCCAACTTTTATCCTTTCCTTCACTAATAATAAACTCGGTATAACAATCAAAGAAATTTTTATCCTTTTCTACTATCTTCCCTAGTTTAATATTCATTTCCTTGCGAAATTCTTCGGAAGATGGGATTATATTCCCCTGCTCAAACATATAAAATACTTCTTCTGAAATATCCTCAAAACGCTGTATCTCCCTATTTATGATAGAGGAATGTATTTTCTTCTTCCCGTGGGTGGTGTTATTTTTGCATCTTTGAGAGTCTGTATTCCATTTGTCAATATCAACACGGTAGCCAACGTTGAAAGCAACAATGTTACTACCCCATCTAATTCTATAACGGAGCTTGGCATCCGGTTTGTCCTTCTCTTTGTCGAGAAGGCATATACAATTTCTCTTGATATTCATAATTGCTCCAATACTTCGTCTATAAACAATGATCTGTAATGCGGACACTTTAATACTCCCTTTTGTTTTGCTTCCCGATAGACTGAAGAGAATAGCTTTGCTTTTTCTTTTTCGGTGGTTGGTGTCTCTGTTATGGGCGTGCCTAGGAACCGGCATCCCCAACCTTTGCAGGTAGGAGTGAGAGAACAGTGAAGGTCGTTTGTTCTCTCACAGGAGCAATTTTGGATATATGGTTTCATGTTAGAATACGTAGGCTAATCCAGGACCGTTTTCACTAATTTGTAATCGTAGGCATTTATTTGCCTTAAATTTACATTCAATTGAATATACTTGGCATATTATCGCTAAGGCTGCACATGCACTTCCGCCAAATATTAGTAATTGGGCTTTCTCTTTCATTTTTGTTTCCCCATCCTTTAATTCAAATTTGTCTTTCATACATCCATATCCAACAAATAATCCAACAGAAGCAGTCGCACAACCTAATGCTCCGTATTGGTATTTCTTTGATAATTTATCATATTGTTCTGATAAATCCAAATAATTAGGTTTTGAGGGTAATATCTCTGTTGGCTCCTTGTCTTTTTTCAATTGATTGTTGTATTGTGCATGTATATTGGCAGTAAACGCTAACAAGAATAGGAATAAGATGTTCTTTTTCATAATATCATTTTTTTGTTGATTAATATGTTTGATTGTTGTTTATTATAGTATAATACTAATAATTTGTTATTTTAATACGGTATTTGGTTAAACTTTTTTTCTTCACAAAGTGTTGACTTTCAGCCTTTGAATATAATACCTTAATCTAATACATTACCGCCTATTGCCTATCAGCCCTCAAGAAAGATATTAATTCATCTTTAGACTTAATAGTATCATCCTTGGATTGTATAGTTGCGTCCTTTTCCGCAATAATCCGCTCTAAGTCCTGAATGCGCTGTTTTAGCCTATCGAGCTCTTCCGAGTTTGATTTATCGCTTGGATCAAGACGGTGTATTTCAACTTCGCCGGTGGGCTTAATAATTTTTTGAGTACCGGATTCGGGCATTGTTACGTTAACCATGTTGCCTGCAATGCTTTGGGCTGCATTGCCTTTGTTTTCTCCTATTATCATACCGGAGTTTATCATATTTCCTTCTCCAGTGAGAAGCCACGTTAGACTGAATTGTGGATATGCTTTTATTATTGAATTGGCAAGTTGAGAGGAAATTTTTTTTGTTTTTCCTCTTTGTACATCAAATATTCTTTGATATAACACTCCAATTTGTTCAGCAAAAGTTGGAGCTTTCATGTTGAGCTCCTCTAAAATCTTATTTATTATTTCTTCTCCGGTCATATATTGTAAGATATTTCTTATATTTGCAAAAACTTAATTCAATCCATTATGTTTGAAAAATCTTTTATTTATGCTACAATAGCAATTATTTTAAGTGTTATTTCTTTAATTATTTCAATATTGCAATTATTGGGGATAATACCTGCGCCAAAATTGCTATGATAGATATAATTAAAGCGTAAAACGCATATTTACTTTGCTTTTTTGCTAATACTAAATCCTCTTTTAGCTTCTTTAATTCAAAGAATAATCTTTCTTCTTTTTCTTTTTTATGAGTATAAGCGATATTGTAATAATCTATATCTAAGAATCTTTTAGGGTATTCTCCATTCGAAAAGATCCGTGTATCGAAATGCTTGTCTTTTTTAGCTGCATTTGTTTCCAATAAGCAGTATTTGATCCTTTTTGATATAGAATTATCATTATTACATAATGATTCTAAATCCTTATCCAAAAGCTGATTTTTATCTACTAAAATTCGTAAAGCTTGATTTAGTATATCAACTTCTTCTTTCGATATAGGTAATGTCAACTCATTAAAACTTTCCCAATAACTCATAAATGAAAAATAAAGTTAAATATAAGATATTTCTTACATATATCTTTGTTTGATATAAGAAACTTCTTATCTTTGCAACATCAAACAACATCCAACACCACAAAGGTGCAAAGTTTGAGCGAGAAAAGCAAATTTTTTACATAACTAAAAATAGGTAAGACGATGAACGCATTTACATTTTTGACAGAAAACGGAAAATTCAACAACAGTGAGATAATGAAACACGCTCATGTTTTGAAAGCGTATCGTCGTATCTCTTTGAGTGAAGCTTTGAAAAAGGCTTGGTTTCTGGCAAAGAGACAGCAAAAAGAATACAGAGAGGTTGAAGAGGAAAAGAAGTCTTTCAAGCCGGTATTCAATGCAAGCAAAGGAAATGTATTGAAGGCGTTCTTTGCCGATAAATATACTAACTATGATAGCTCTTGGAGGTAATTATGAATACAGAACAGATTAACGAGGAATTGGCTTTCCTTCATCAATACGTGAAAGATTTGAAAGAGAGGGACGAAAAGACCGTTCAGTTATTGACCTCTTTTAATAAGCCAAAGGAATGGATAATGAATTACCTTTTCAATTTGATAAGTGAATACGAAGCTCTGTTAGGTTAGAATCTACGAAAGAAGCGAGCGAAACGCTTTCGGAGCACAACGGTAAACCGATGACTCCTAATTCGGGATGGGAGGCTTAACCCTCAAAAATGAAGCCGTGTTCAGGGCACGTTAAAGTAGCCTGCGCAGATAAGCAGTATAGCCGATGCGGAGTATAGCGTAATAGCCAACCAGCGATGATATGAGCGGAAGGAAGCAACGTGAGTAAGTAATATATCGAAAAAATCAGTCTGAAAAACATCGTCTTTATCAGTAAGAAAACGGGGTTGGGCGTCCGTACGCTGATTAAAATATAGCCCTACTGACGGATTGAACGGTATCCGATAGCGAGAATCGGGTGGGGCACAAAATATAAATCAAAACAAGAGTATAAACCGGTAAAGCGAAAACTATACGTAATACACACGGATATGAAATTTAGTGAATTACCAACAGACACCCAACAGAGATTAAACGATGAACGCTCAAAATTGAGTAACCGAACAATCAATAATGCGTATGAGGTTTTACTATACAATCAGTCAGGTACACGTTTCTTTTCTGCAAGAAGACATCAAAGTTCATGGCAAGACGACAAGGGTAATTATATGCCATTTGGTGGCGGTTCTGAATGGACGCTGCAATATGGATGTATAGGTTTCTCTCGTAAGAAGCAAGTAATGGGTTACGATTATGAACTATGTTGTGGCAAGGTCTATTCTAAGTCTGCAAATGGGACAATTATTCCAGCTTCTGTAAAAACAAAGAAGGAAGTTTTGAGTATAGCAAAAGCGATTGGAATATTTGTTTTTTAATGTTTACTAGATTGCGGTAGATGGGGCTATTATGAAATGTTTCAGAGAATGATTGGTATTGTTGAGTTAATAAAAGGGCTTGAACGAGAATAGTAAAGAACTAAACTTTTTGTTTGTCATGTTTTATTTTGTGTTTGTGTGTTGTATAGTGTACGGTCTGCGAAGATAGTGCACTTTTTAATAAGGGTGGTTAGCTTATCTGTTAGAGCTTAGTGTTGCGCAACCAATTATCACGATTGAGAGAGGTTCGATTCCTCTACCATCCACAATAATAATTAAATAATTAATCTTATGGCAAATAAAAGACTAGAAGTAATTACGGAAAATGTGCTTCGTACTAGAGGGATAAAAGTCTCAAAATACCCAGAAAGTGTTTCTAATGGACTTGATGAAATGGAAATTGGGCAAGTTTTTGGTTTCTTACCTAAAAATCCCAATGTACTGAACTCTACAATTAGTAGAAAAAGAAGAGCCTCGTGGAATTGTAAAGAATGGGATGTCTTAGGAATAGATCCATTAAATAAGATATGTTTTGTTAAACGTACATTGTAATGGAACCTTTATCTCAATGCGAGTACCAAGTAGCTCATGAAGTAGCAAAAGGGCAAACTCCTGATGAAATAGCCGATTTACTTAAAAAGTCGGTTTGGACGATAAAAGCGCAAATACGGGACATTCATAAGAAACTAGGCATTAATAACAATGTCGAGCTTACTTTATATATTCTATGTGATAGGGCAAAAAGAAATTTCGATTTGAAAGAAATACGAAAGCATGGAATTGAATTTTTCTTCTCTGTATGGTTCTTCATATTAGCTATAACTCCTAATTTCCAAATGGACATGAGAAGGTTAAGAATGCAACGTAAAGTGAGAATGTCGGCACGTACAATGGGCGCAAGAAGGAATAATAATGATTTGATAATAACTAGCATAAATTATGCAGCATAATAAACATTACTATGAAAAAGTTGATAATTAATATTATACTAATTAACATCTTGGCTTTACCCTGCATCCTTACTTTTAATGATGTAAATCAAGATACAGGAGAATGGAATTATACTATTAATCTGATAGGAATTGTATATTCAGTTTGGTTTTATAATTGCATTTTAAAACCAATATTTAAACCATATTTCAGAAAGGAGGAACAGTAATGATTGGAATAGAAAGAATCCCCGATGACACTCCCCTATTTAAATTAACAGTTGGTGAATTTAAAGATTTATGTAACAGTTTGATTCCCAAACCTAAAGAGGAAGAAAACGATGAAATAGTATATGGTCTTGATGGCTTGGCTAAAATTTTTGGTGTATCAAAAAATCAAGCATATAGAATGAAAAGGTCTGGTAAATATAAAGAAGCCATAAAACAAGAAGGTCAAGTTATTATTACAAATAAGAAAAAGGCCTTAGAATTATTCGGAAATCGTAAATAACCATTCATTTATTAATTAACCCAATGCCGACACCCCAGGATGTCGTAGGGTGCGAGTCCCTGTATTTGAGTTTTACATGTTCTATACTATCCTAGTGTCCGTTGGTTCGGTATCTAGGAACAAAATTTTGTCGTTTAAATTCATTTTCGGAGGAGTCGGTTCGTGAGGATAGGCGCTTTATTTATTTCGATTAACCACTTTAAATAATATAATATATGAATTTAGAAAACTATGAAGTGCTTCCCGTTGAAGCGCAAGATGTACAAATTGTACAAGTTGATGCAGTAGAAAGAGCAAACGTAGATTCGCAGGTAGCAACAGCCAAACGTTATCCACGAGATATAAGACGTAGTATAGACAACTCTGTTGTAATGGCTACTATGAATCAAGAAACAGCCCAATCATGTAGTTACGCCCTCCCTCGTGGCGGAAAACCTATCACCGGCCAATCCGTTCATCTGGCAAAGATAATTGTCTCTAATTGGGGTAATATGCGTACAGAAGCAAAAGTTGTGCAAATAACAGACAAACAGGTCATTAGTCGTGGGACATGTTGGGATCTGGAAACTAATGTCGCTTCTGCATTTGAAGTCAGGCGTAGTATCATTGGAAAAAACGGGCAGCGATTCTCTGATGACATGATTACAGTTACGGGTAACGCAGCTAATTCAATCGCTTATCGTAATGCCGTATTCGCTGTCATTCCTAAAGCTATAACAGATAGAGTGTATTACGCAGCACAAAAATTTATAACCGGTGATTTATCTGACTCCGACAAACTTTTAAAGGTAAGAACAGGAGTACTTAACAATTTCAAAAACAACTATGGCATAACCGAAGAAGAAGTTGTAAAGATGTGTGGAAAGCAAACGGTAAACCAAATCGGTGCTGACGAAATATCTATGCTGATGGGAACGATTCAGGCACTGAAAGATGGAGATACTACAGTCGATGAATTAATGAAACCGATACGTGAAAGTAAAGAGGCAAAGAAAGATGCGATGAAAAAGGCTATATCTACATCAGTGGACGAAACTACTGGTGAAATCTTTAATCAAACAGAACAATGATAGAACAGGGGTCAAAGGATTGGTTAGTTGCCCGATTGGGAAATTTCACGGGAAGCCGGATAGGTGATCTTATGACAAGCGGAAAGAAAAAAGGGGAGCTGTTTGGAAAGACAGCCCTCTCCTATATCTATGAGGTTGCAGCGGAAAGAAACCTCCTTCCTAAATATATCAAGGATGATTTTCTGTTTGAAATATACCAGGAACAGGTAAGTGTCGGCAATAAATTTATTGATTGGGGACACGATAATGAAGATTTTGCAGCGGAACGGTATCAACTTGCTACCAGATGCGAACTGGAGGAATGCGAAAGCATTACTCACCCTACAATACCTTATTTTTCTGCTTCACCAGACCGAATATCAACCATTTGTAGTACAAGGAAAGTGGTTGAGATTAAATGTCCATTGCCAAAGACGTTCATGGAATACATGGCGGAGGTTAAGGATAACGACACACTTAAATCAGTAAACTCTAAGTATTTCTACCAGGTTCAAGCGGAAATGGCTTGTACGGGTTTAGAAAAAGCTGATTTTGTTGTTTTCTGTCCATTCTTGAAGCATAATATTCATATAGTAGAGATAACAAGGGATGAATCTGTTATCGCTGAATTTGAGAAGCGAATTCTGAAGGCTAATGAAATAATTGAAAAAATGGTAGCGTAGTTTATGGAAAAAGAAATTAACGAAATAAACGATTACCTGAATATTACCTGCTCAAATAATCCGGTAGAGATACAAGAGAGAATATCAGTCATAATGGTGTATTTGAACCGGTCCGGTGAAATGCTTGCGGATGCGAAGAAGCTGCTCCGGAAGAAGAAATCTACAGAGATAAGCAATACCATCATCGCAATAGCGAAAGAGCAATGCTTGTCGGCAAAGGTGCAAAACGCTTTGCTTGACAGTATAGCGGAGGACGAGTCGTATTTAGTGGATCGGCTTGACCGGCTTAATGCTGCCTGCACGCATCAATTAGATGCTTTACGCACTTTGTTGAGTTACGAGAAGGAAGCTATGAGGTTGAATAAAACTGGATATTAGAAAGTATTATTCCAAATAACAGCTATTTGGAAGTTTTGAAATAAAAATAAAGCAAAATGAGTAAACAGTCAGAAAACAGAGAAAAGCAGGGCTTTCAGAAGAAGTGCCCTTGCTGTGGAAATTGTCTTCACTTTACAAGTGAGATAGTGAAAGAACCTTGTATTGTTCCCGGAAGTTATTGGGAACGTGAAAAGAATCTACGTTGTGGTATTGGTGGTTTCAAGATCGGGAAATCAAACTGGTGCCAACAATATAAGTTTGGTGAAAATAATGCGAAAAACTAAAGTAATCCATGTCTACCTGATCTTCGAAAAGCGGAACTATTATTTCAGTTCGGTAACGGGTATCTTCCGGCATTTGTCCGAAGATCAGATAGGCATTAAACAAAGTACATTGTCTCACAATACGGAAGATACTATTGTAACCGGTAGAGCTATAATCCGCAAGAGTGAGCTGTTAAGATAGCTTTGTTAACCTTTTTACCCCAGCCTGCCTGTCTGTGAAGATTGGCGGGCGAACATGGGACAAAATGGTCATAGGGCGCTAAGACTAAATGAACGGAAATTCTAAGTGTACATAAGAATGGATGTCATCAAGACCGGTGCTGTAAGTAACAGGTTGAGTAGTTTAAAGATCGTAGGATAGCCAATCTACGGACGAAAGCGAGAAAGCAGACGATACTTGTGCAGGTTCGAATCCTGCTTGTCCCACATGAAAATAACAATCACCAAACAAGAATACCAGACGATAGTCCGGTGCTTGAAAACATCAGAAATCCTTATTAGGGGATATAATTCGAGAGATGAAGATATGATTTGTAAAACTAGAAAGAAACTTCAAAGAAATTATGAGAACCGTAGAAATAATGACAGAGGTTGAAGTAGACCTTGACGATTACGTTGATGAAATTCTTGAAGAGTGTGACGACGATGAGCTAATTAAAGAAGTTGAGAAGCGGGGATATAGAGTTTATAGAAAAGGAAATCGTGTAGTAGCTTTTGAAGATCAACCTGTAAATTTCAACTCTCCGGAAGATTTAAGAAGATTCCTGTGTGATATAGCAGGTGTTGGATATTATACGAGTAACGAAACGCTTCTCAATGAAATAAAATCAAAATTGCCATGACATTCGAAGAAATGAAAGCCCAGTATTGCGGAAAGAACATCCGCAAAAAGCCGAAAGGTGAGGAGCATCAGATACAAGCATCTTGTATTCAATGGTTTCGCCTCCAATATCCCCAGTTAAAAAACATTCTATTTGCCATACCCAACGCAGCAAGGAGAAGTGCAAGAAACGGTGCCTATATGAAGGAAGAGGGTATGCTTGCTGGGGTTTCAGATTTGATTTTGCTTAAAAGTAATCGTTTCTATGGTGCTTTATGCATAGAGATGAAAAGACCGGGTGAATACCAAAAGCCTATACAAAAGGAATGGCAGAAAGCGGTTGAATCTGTAGGGAATAAATATGTTGTCTGCCGTTCTTTAGAGGAGTTTATAAAGGTTGTGAATGATTACTTAACAGAAAAATAAGATTTTCATTTGGTATTTTGAAATTTGAGTGTATCTTTGTAGCGTACTTCGCCAAAGTATGACATATTGTAGTTTGATAGATAGCATTTTTTATGCTGTTTTGACTGCTATATATTCTGCAAAGATATAAGCCGTTAGTTTCCCTCACGGGCTGCTATCATTCTATGATGTAGTCGTACTTTGGCGAGTAAAAGGGAGCTGACGGCTTTCTTATTTTTACAAACTCAAATTTCATTCGTGAATGCCAAAGTACAATGAAATCAGAGTTAAGGTGAATAATAGTAACCCCAACTTTGCGCCTAGCAGTGCGAAAACTGTATCTTATGAAAAGTTCCTAATCGAAAAGAATTGCAAGAATGAAGCTTATGCTTTCATACTCTCGCAAGGGCTCTTCCAGCAATTTCAAGATTACCATTTTAGTCATCATTCAGACGATCCACACAAGGATTGTTTAAAGTTTCTGTTATCGAATATTTAAATTCTAACTAAATGGCGGAATGAGATACTTCCGTCTATATCCCTATTGTCTAACATTTAATAATGGCAATATGAAATCAATTAAAGAAGTAATCAAGGAGATAGAACACATTCCGAAATGTCCGAGAAGTGGGGAGATTAACCTTTATTATATCATAAACTTAATAAGAGAAGATATGAAATAATGTCGAATGTAAAAACTGGATTTCTTTATTATAACTCCGATACTGACCGGTTCAAAGATATACGGATTAAAAGACTGAAAAAAGATTTAGGTTGTGACGGATTTGCCGTGTATGAATACTTATTGAACGAAATCTACCGAGTACAAGGCTGTTTCCTTGTGTGGGACGAAAGTACTGCCTTTGACGTAGCCGAATACTGGGGATTGAAAGAAAGTAAGGTGAATGAAATAGTACGTTACTGTTGTGCTGTGGGGCTTTTTGATAAAGCACTGCTCTCTAATGGGAATATACTTACTTCACCATCTATTCAATCAAGATACGTAGAGATGTGTATTCGTGCAAAACGCAAGGAGATCAAAATTCCGGAAGAATACAACATTATTCCGGAAGAATGTAGAATTGTTCTGGAAGAATACCTAAAAAAACAGGAAGTTTGCCGCAATAGTATTAAAGTATATATAAAGAAACCTCCTAAAGGAGGTAAAGAAAGTGATTTGAATCCAATCATTTTAGATAAGCCTATACAGGAATGCTATGAGGAATTATCTTCTAATAGTTCCTGGATAGAAAGTGTTGTAATGAACAAAAGGGCTTCCGGACATTTGGAACTGAATTTGGAGAGCTTTCAGGAATATCTTAAACTATTTTTCGATAAACTCCAAAATGAAGGCGAAACACATAAAAGCCCTAAAGACGGAATGTCTCATTTTTCCAGATGGCTGGATATTGAGTTGAATAAGCCAAAGCCTGATATGTACAAGATGGAAAACGAAGAACTATTAGCTTCTTTATCCGACAGTGATGGAAGCTATTATAAGTTCCTCACCTACATTCGGAATCATGCACCGTATTGTTTCTCTAACATGCGAATGCCTTCTGAAAAAGAAGCGTTAATCATACGAGACAAATATGGGGATGCAACCTTTAAAAAGGCACTTCGTACTCTTGAAGGAAGGGTTGATATTCGTTCTAAGTGGGATGTTTTCTATTATGCTATTTTGAAACAATTTGAATACATGAACGATGGAAGTTAACGTACAATTACGTGATGAGGATGCCGAAAAACTAGTCCTTGGCACTATAATGACAAACCGTGATGCTCTTGAAGAAGTGAGGGAGATGTTGAGTAAAGAATGCTTCTACAACTCCTTTCATCAGGAAATTTATAAGGCAATTATTCAGGTCGCATCTTCCGGTGACAGACCGGATATGATTACGGTCAAGAATAAGCTGGTTGCTAACGGTATTAAATTTGAGCCATATCTGTTTGTAAGCATAGCTTCTAACCAAACGTTTGATTTGGGACAGTATGCCGCCCGTCTCCATGATCTTGCCATCAGGCGGAAATTTTATGAGATCGGTCAATATCTTGTTTCAAGCTCATATACTGAAGCGGAGGACATATTGGACGTAACTAATGCCGTTTCCGATCAGATATCCTCATTATTCAAGTCAAGCAGCAGTGTTATCTCAACGATAAACGAAGGTCTTGAAAGTGTATATCACATGATAAATGAGAACTTGAAAGGAGGCAAACCTTTAACCGGTACTCCTACCGGATTTGAGAAGATAGACAACAAATCTGGAGGGCTTCAAAAATCGGACTTGATAATCATTGCCGGTGAGACTAGTCAGGGGAAAACGAGCCTAGCGGTATCTATAATGCGAAATGCGGCATCTTTAGGTGCTAAGGTAGCCATGTATTCGATGGAGATGAAAAAAGAGCAAATAACGGCTCGTATTCTATCCATGGAGAGCGGAGTTCCAGCAAATGAGATCATGTATTCCCGTTTGACAGAATCCCAGTTGCAATCTGTAGACAAGGGAATCGGGAAAATATCAGGAAAGGGTATTTATTTCGATGATCGTAGTACCTCCAATATTGACACTATACTTTCATCTATCCGGTATATGAAACTAAAATTCGGAATAGATGGTGCTATTGTTGACTACTTGCAGATTCTCAATGTAAACATGAAGGGAGCCAACAAGGAGCAACAAATGGGAGATGTGGCAAGGCGTTTGAAGAATCTTGCCAAGGAGCTTGACATTTGGATTATCGCTTTATCTCAATTGAACAGGGACAATATGAATCCGGTTCCGTCTTTAGCAAGGTTACGAGATAGCGGTCAGATAGCAGAAGCTGCAGATGTAGTCATGTTGGTTTACCGTCCGGAAGTGAAAGGTAAGTCATATCCGGGAGATTTTTCCCACGTAGATACAAGAGGTACGGCAATGATAGATATTGCGAAAGGTCGAAATATTGGTTTGCTGAAATTTATTTGCGGATTCAACGCTTGTACTACATGTTTTTACGAGTTGGATAATATTCCCATTTCAAGTGGAATGGTAAGCGATGAAGAGGATGCCCCGGCTTTTTAACGTAATCAAACAATGAGAATACTCCTAAACATCCTCCTTCTCCTAGTAGTGAACATCTTATTTTACCTGGTGGTGTATGCGATAGCGGACCACTTGATGGATACAATTAATTAAAATATTTTCAATGAATACAACCTTTGAGAAATCGGTTAATACCACCGATGAATGGTACACGCCAAAAGAAATTATAGACGCATTGGGAAAGTTCGATTTAGATCCATGCGCTCCGGTTAAACCGCTTTGGCAAACAGCTACACAAATGTACAACAAGAACCATGACGGATTAACTAAAGATTGGGTAGGTCGTGTTTGGCTAAATCCACCTTACTCCCGTCCGCTTATTGAACAGTTTATAAAACGGATGGCAGAACATGGAAACGGAATTGCATTACTCTTTAATCGTTGTGATTCAAAGATGTTCCAAGATGTCATCTTTGAAAAAGCAACAGCTATGAAATTTCTACGGAACCGGATTCGCTTCTTTAGACCGGATGGGACTCGTGGGGACTCGCCCGGTTGCGGCAGTATCCTAATAGCTTTCGGTGAAGAGAATGCAGAGGTATTAAGAACTTGCGATATCGCAGGTAAGTATATACGAATCAATTAGCGTAAAACCTTGCAAGTTCTTGAAGAATTATCAAGGATTTGCGAAAAACAAATAAAGATATGAAGCAAAGTAAACTAACACATGGCTCTCTGTTTAGCGGCATTGGCGGCTTTGAATTAGGGGCTGAAATGGCAGGTATTGACACTTTGTGGAATTGTGAGATAGAAAAATTTCAAGGTGAAATATTAAAATCAAGATTTCCTCATGCAGAAAGATTCACAGATATTACAAAAGCAACCGGACTCCGATATGTGGACATCATTAGTGGAGGATTTCCGTGTCAAGACATCAGTGTTGCCGGAAAACGTGAAGGTATTAAAGGAAAGCGCTCGGGGTTGTGGAGTGAGATGTACCGAATTATATGGGAAGTTAGACCTAAATACGTCGTCGTTGAAAATTCGCCAGCTCTCACTATTTCCGGTCTCGAACAAGTCCTATGCGACCTTTCCAAAATCGGGTATAATGCGGAATGGCAATGTATATCAAACTACGCTTTTGGATACCCACACAAAAGGGAAAGACTTTATCTTATTGCCTACTCCAACAAAATCGGATTACAAGGCGACGTTTGCAAATGTGGAAGCATTAACTCGATATTTAAACAGTGGACATCAGATACGAGTGTCGGATATACTTGCGCAAAAAGGATTCTTGAAATCCCAGCGTATAGCACTGTTAGAAATGATGATGGGTTTCCCGATTGGTCACACAGAGTTGGAAGTATCGGCAATGCGGTAAATCCAACAGTGGCAAAATATTTATTTGAATGTATTAAGATTTTCGATAAACAATTAGCGTAAAACAAGAATAGATATGAATAAGAAAGAAGTAATTAAAATGGCAGAGGAATATTCTAGTAGAACTATTTCACAAGTAGATTACATGTCAGGTTTTCAAGCTGCTTGCAATATTATAAGACAGAAACTTGAAACTTGCTATAACGAAGATTTTTGCGATGCGATGGAAGAACTTGCGCAGGTTGCATATATGGATTTAGATATTGATGATTAGCGTAAAACAGTAGAAGAATGAAAATAACTGAAGATGATGTAGATATACTTCCGGGGTGCGTAATGATTGAAACGCTCAACCAGGAAAGGGATGTAAACAAATTGATATACATCCATGAAGAACTTGCTCTAAAAGGTTACTTATTGGACGTGTGGGACTATGACTATATGGGCTTTTTTACTGCTGGGTTACACTCCATTACGGATGCTAATATAACCAACGATCGAAAGTACAAAGAGGAATTTATTCTAGACTTGGTAAATTGTATCAATGAACATTTGAAAGAGTAACGTATAACAATAAAATATGAGCATAAAGATAAGTAAAGAGGCGTATGAGAAACTAATCAAGGAAGATTTAGACTTTCTCAATGAGCATTGTCCGGAGAGCTTGGAATTAGATCATATTAAAGCAATTATTCGCAGTTCTATTGATTGGCATTATCCTGATAAGAACACTTGTACAGCGTTGAAAAGGATAGAGAATAGGCTTAAAGTTGAACTTCGGAAGCAAAAGGATGCAGGTAAGCAATTTCTATCCGATCAGGAAATAGATGGATTGATTGATAGCATACTGAAAGAAGAAGGCTTTCAATACACTTTGAAATAGAAACGGAGGACTAATTATGCCAACAGTACTAAGAGAAACCTATCCAACAGCCAAGAAAGAGCATATATGTGATTTTTGTGCCTGCAAGATACAGCCGGGACAAAAGTATGTCCGTCAGACAAATGTTTATGATAGGACTTTGTATAATTTCGTCACACATCAAGAATGTAATGAAGTAGCTCATGAATTGATGATGTACGATGATTATGATGATAGTGGGCTAGATGGAGAATCTTTTCGTTCTCAATTGTATTCATACATATATGACAAGCACATAGAGGATATTTATACTAATTGGAAGTTTAATAGATATGAGATAGTGAAAAAGGTATTGAAAGAACTTAAAAACGAATAACTATGGGATTTACAACACCTGCGTTTATACTCAAAAACACACCGGAGCTTCGGAAGAAGTTGGAGGAGTTGGGATATAAAAATTATGGCAACCCTTTTCAAATAACTGATGATAGCAAATTAGTTACAACTATTGATGGTGAATATGTTCCTTATAATGTACCACTAGACGATAGTTTTATTGACTGCGGAACAAATGAAGAACTTTTCTTGGCAATAGCCGCATTGAGGGATGATACAAGTGCAAACCAATACTGGGTATTTGATCAAGATTTTCTACCCCATTACAAAAAAGGAGATTTCACAATAGGGCATTTTCACAGATGCTCATGCTATTGTCACGTAGCTACTGTTGAAGATCTGATAGAATACTTTAAATAATATGGAATTTAAAACCCAATATAACATAGGAGACAATTTATACTATTGGAGTATAGATAAGGTGAAAATATTATATGGAGAAATAACTGGCATTAGCTTTTATGCAACTCTTAATGGTGATAATATAGATATAAAGTTATATTATTATATTAGACCCTCTGGAAATGCTTTAAGCGAAAGAGTTCCTGAACATCTTATGTTCAAAGACAGGGATAATGTTTTTGATTTTTGTTACAAGTTGACAAATGATCTGTAGAACACTTTAAAGAAAAGAAGGAATAAAATGGATCGTACAATAAAATTCAGAGGGAAAAGCATATATGATGATAAATGGCTGCTTGGCTCCCTTATTAAGATTGAAGAGGATAGATACGCTGTTATTCCGAATCTAAATGATATAGAAAGAGGAAAAATCATCGGTCTGTATGAAGTTTATTCAGAAACCGTAGGTCAGTTCACTGGTCTACTTGACAAGAACGGAAAAGAAATATATGAAGGGGATATTCTTCACACTATTACATTTGGTTTTAATCCAGAAGAATATACAGCTATTATCCTATATCGTAATTGTAGTTTTCAACTTTCTAATGGTCGAAATTTATTCTATTTCGGGCAATCTGATCTTACAAAAATGGATGATACTATCGTGATTGGAAATATCTACGATAACCCAGATTTAATCAAGGAGGAATAGCCATGCCAATAAGCGAAGTTATGAACCAAGCAGACAGCAACCTACTGGCGGAATGTATGAAGGAAGCTGGTAGGTTACTGAAATAGTTACTTCAATAGTTTTGTGTGCTACTATAAGCCCTATTAGGGCTTTATTCGGTATTTTTAGTTTGTGAAATGGATAAAATTAAGAAAAGATGTGTGCTGCACCTAAAGGAAACCAATTTTGGAAGTTAAGAAGTAAACATGGACGTGACAAGTTGTTTGCTACTCCTGATTTATTGTGGGAAGCGGCTTGTGAATATTTCGCTTATTGTGATAAGCACCCTTGGAAAGTGGTAAAAGATAAAACAAAGGGTAAAAATAAAGAAAAGGAGGAATCTCCTACTCAATGCCCCTATACTCTAACAGGATTATGCTCCTATTTAGATGTTAGTGAGGAATATTGGAGAGAATTTAAGAAAGCTGGACATGAAGATTTTTTTGGGGTCATTACACGTGTAGAAAACATAATCAAGTCTCAACAGCTAGAAGGTGCTATTGTCGGAGCGTTTAATGCTAATATTGTATCTCGCATTAATGGATTGGCGGACAAGCAAGAAATAGATCATACTAATGCAGGCAAAGAGTTTAAGGGATTCAACTTTTTACCATATACTCCTGAAGTAGGCTAAGAAAAATGATTGATAGTAAAGTCAACATAAAGCAAAGGTTAGCGTACAATTATCTTCGTGATAATGAAACGAAATTTTTGTTGTATGGTGGAGCCGGTGGAGGTGGTAAGTCTTGGCTGGGCTGTGAATGGTTAATGCAATGCGCTTATTACTTACCCGGCACACGTTGGTTTGCGGGAAGAAATAATTTAAAAGATAGCCGCCAATCAATTACTGTCACATTTGATAAAGTTGCAAAGTGGCATGGCTTCACATCATTTACCAATACGGATGATGGAATATCATTTTATAATGGTTCAGAAATAATCTTCCTTGATCTGACATATTATCCGGTTAAAGATCCAATGTACGAAAGATTAGGATCTAAAGAGTTTACTGGAGGTTGGATAGAAGAGGCTGGGCAAGTTCATTACCTCGCTTTTGAAGTCCTTAAAACTCGCATAGGGAGACATTTAAATGATGTTTATAATATACAGGGGAAAATATTAATAACATGTAATCCTAAAAAGAATTGGCTTTATAGGGATTTTTATAAACCATGGAAAGAAGGGAAATTACATTCTCCTTATGCTTTCATCCCCGCATTAGTTCAGGATAATCCATACGCAACAGATGATTATCTCGAATCTTTACGGAACACAAAAGATAAAGTAACGAAAGAACGCTTGCTTTATGGAAACTGGGAATATGACAGTGATCCGGCCGTATTATGCGAATACGATGCTATATGCGACTTGTTTGTAAATGACCATGTTAAAGCTGTCGGCATCTCTTCCGCTTCTGCTGACCTTGCAATGAAGGGACGTGACAGATTTGTGGCTGGGCATTGGATCGGAAATGTTTGTACTATCCGAATAGATAAAGATTTCAGTCCGGGAAAGATGATTGAGACCGATCTAAAAAATATGATGATAGATTGCAAGATTCCCCGTAGTATGACGATTGTAGACTCTGACGGATTAGGAGCCTACCTGGAAAGTTACTTGACAGGAATCAAAGAGTTTCACGGAGGTAGTAGACCTATAAACCCAGAATTTGATAATCTTAAATCAGAATGCGCTTTTAAGCTTGCAGAATTGATTAATTCTCGGAGTTTAAGGGTTGTATGTTCCGAACATCAAAAAGAGCAAATAATGGAAGAATTAGGCGTATTAAAACAGGATCATATAGACGCTGATACTAGAAAGAAGGGTATTATCAGCAAAGATAAAATGAAGGAGATATTAGGTCGTTCTCCTGATTATTTGGATATGTTGATAATGGCAATGTTTTTTCGAATTAAACCTATACCACAAAGACCAAAAGCAAGATTAGGACAGATATGACAGTAAAAGAATTTTTAATAAAGAGCGATGTTTGCCGAGATCAGGAAGAATTGAGAAAGCAGATAGAGGAACTTCCGAAGCCGGAATTTATCGGGAATAAGCGCACTCCTTCCGATTTGAATGATATAACCATGGGACAGCTGATAACGCTTCAATCTATGGGAGATTCTAAAGACGTTGCGTTGATTCCTTGTAAGACGCTTCTTTGTATGGAGGAAAAGGAAATATTATCTGCAAAAGCGGAAACCATATTGGGATTCTCCATGTGGGTGATAACGGAGGTAGACCGGATAAATAAACTATTTTCTTCCACAAGCGTAAAACCGACAAAAGAAGAAAAACAGGCGGGAATTGAAAAACTATCATTTGGAATGTTTGGAATGATAGACCATTACGCATTAAGAATGGGTATTTCTAATCATGAAGATGTTGAAAAGGTGCCATGGGTTCGTATCTACAAATGTTTGGATATTGATTCTGAAAAAGCAAAGTTTCAGAGGAGATTACAGGATGTATATGCAAGAAATAATAAACTGTCAAAGTGATACGTTTTTTGAAAGAAAATGAAAATTATTCACCGGACAAGTATAACAAAATGATATTATTATGACAACAGTAGAGCAAAAGATAAAAAGCGTAGTTGATAAGATGGAGGGATTGACCTATGTCTTTGATAATTGGCAAACCGCCAATTTGAGGTTAGATAAGCTTCCTTTTCCAGCAGTGGTAAATGTACTCCCTGTTTCCGGACGCTTTAACCTGAACAAAAATCAATTAAAAGATTATCCAAATTGCTTGATTGCTTTCATGGATAAGATAGATTTTGATTTTGACGGAACAGAAGCAGATCAGAAAGTAGAGCTTTGCAAAAGCTATGCTAAGGAGTTTATACTTCGTTTGAATGAAAGTGGATTATTTGAGTACATAGAAGGAGATATCTACTATTCTACTACCTATGACGGGTTGGATTCTAATGTGGCTATTGTTGCAATAGAACTGCAGTTGAAGGAAAGACAAGGCCTTTTGCTTTGTTACGGTAAGGCTATAGGTGAAATATTCAAAAAGATAAGGGATTCTCTTTATGGCAGGGAAGGATGAAGCATTAGGAATTATAAAATATGAGTTAACCGATCTCCGCCAAAGGATAATCGACAATCATATAAGAGCGAGGCAAAAAGCTAGCGGAAAAACTATTGCAAGCTTACGGGTTGAAATAACAGAAAACAGCGGTATTCTTTGGGGAAGGAAAGCTTTTGGGACCTTAGAAACCGGAAGAAGGCCGGGAAGAGTTCCTAAAGGATTCTATAAAATAATCCTTGACTGGATAGAGGCTAAAGGGATAAGGGTAGAGAAACCTAAAACTTTCGCTTATTTCATTGCGAGAAAGATTGCAAGAGAGGGCACGCAACTTTATAGAGACGGAGGTAGAGATGATATTTACTCAAAAGAAATTGAACACACAATTCAGTCTGTCATGGAGAAAGTTTTCGGCATATTCGAAAGAGATATTAAACATATAAATTTAAATAGCAATGAGAACAGAGGAGTTTAATGGACATACGATAACATATCCGGATGAAACTTGTTTTGCTTTTAATCCGCAAATTATAACGATAGATAATTTGACCGGTTCTGTTATATTTTATGTTGGAGACTATTCAGACATGAGGGAGCCTATATCAGGCAAAGTATCTATCGACATTTCAGAATATCTAAGATCGCTACTTAGATTTGATTACACAACTATACCTAACTCAAAAAGCATTCATATTCAAATTGATATTGATGGTCCGACATTTGAATTTTATATAAATGTGATTTGGGGAGCTATGAATATAGGGGAGGTATTTAACCCTTCAAGGACGGTTACTATGTTTAGAAACTTCCCTTCTACTATTTCCATTTACAGCAATGGAGAAATAAATGTAAGATATGATGCGGAAGAATATACCTCTGTTGAAGTTGAAAAAACTGGGTTATTACACAAAGATTTCTCCGAATTATTCAAGGATGCAAAGGAGTTCGGCATGATTAAGATACTTAATACCCCAGAGGCTCCCAGCACATTTCAATATACTTTCGATCGGACGTTTAAACCTCTTCCTGATGATGCTGTACTTATCAAGGTTCTATTCAATGATTGCACTAAAGGAATATATCTACGTTGGTTGGATCGTCACGGATTCCTTCAGTATTGGCTTTTCCAAGAGGGGGACTTGACCGGACAATCTTCCAATGAAGGGGAGCAATTAAACGTTGATTATAGCAATATAAAATACGTTTACAATGGAATGAGCCGTTATCAAGGCAAAACATATCAAACGACACGAAAGGCTTGTGCTACGCTCGTAGAACGAGAAACATTCAATATGTTATCTTCTATTCATTCTTCTCCTATTGTTGATATGTATATTGATGAAAACTGGATACCGGTTAATATTGTGGCCGGCTCATTTACAGATAATGGAGCAGACCTTCAAGATTTTGAAATTCAAATAACTATGCCGGAAACTATTACACAGATGCTATGATAAGAGACGAATTATATATTAATGGTGATAAGGTCGATGTCGGAGATACTGATATTAGCCTGAATTATAAAAGCAATCTACTCACTGATATTAGTAAGATCGTGAGCAATAACAGTTATACGATAAAACTTCCTAAAACGGCAAAGAATCTGGCTTTGATTGAGTGCGCACATCTTCCCAGTTCAACTACTAAATTCCCATATCTTAAGCATGTAGGGAATGTTTTACGGAATGGAATAATAATTGTGAAAGATGCGAATGTTGTTTTGTTATCTGTGTCTGAATATATCGAAACCGCTTTGTCCTGGGGAAATGTAACTAATTTTGCGGAAATAGTAAGTAGTGATAAGAAATTGACAGATTTGGAATATGGCACAGAAGAGGGAACAGATTGGGTAGTATGGAACAATAAAGGAAGTAATTCCGCACAATTTCCTTTGATTAATTACGGATTTAATTCCGGTGATTCTAATGTGTGGTATCATCCGGCAATTACTGTCAAATGGATCTTAGAAAAGATTCAAGAAGAAAGCGGAGTAACGTTTAATTTCCCTTCTGATAAAAAGACTTTTATAGATAAAATGATTGTTCCTCTTCTAACGAGGAATGATTCACAAAAGATAAACGATGCTTTCCCATCTTCTTTGCAAATGGTTGGATATGTGATAGTAGAAAGCACTTTTTCTTATCTAAAGTTAAACTATATAGGAGATAGTACCCAACAGTATGCAAGTGTTGGTGGTCCTTATGGAGATAGATTGTATACCAAATATCCTATCACATTGAAAGTTAAAGGAACTATTGAAATGTTGGTTCAATACAATTCTGGGATGGACGTAAATAACCAGTATTTGAATTTGAGAGTGTCACAGTCTGATTCTTCTGGTAATATATCTAGCGTATCTACTATAGAAAGAAAAAACTATGCTGCATATATTGAGGCTCCTAACGTTAGATTACTTTTCAATTTTGACGATCTAGTATCTATTGAATCTGACGAATTTATGCATTTTACTATAAAAGCCATTGCTACAGGAGCAAGTAGTAGCGTATTGTCTTTAACGGTGTATGATCGTAATGAAATATCTTTTGGTGAGAAATTCCCCTTAGTTCCCAATCTTCCGGACATCAAGCAAATAGACTTCATTAAAGCCGTTTCCTCAATGGTCGGTTTGTTTGCCTTACCGGATGGCGAAAACGGGATCAAGTTTATTCCCTTTGATAATCTGTCTGCAAACAAATCTAAAGCTGTAGACTGGACGAATCGTGTGATAATGGCTTATGATAGCGTAACGCCAAGAAACTTACAGTACACCCTTGATAACATTGCTCAAAACAACTGGTTCCGGTATAAAGAAGATGATAATGTCATGGGAAACTATGACGGAAATATCCAGGTTGATGATGCCACGATTGAGTACGAACGTGATGCCATCACTTTGCCTTTCTCCGCCTGCAGTACAAAAGGAGGTGTTGCTTATATTCCTCTTTATTCTTATAACGAGGAAGGAGAGTTGGAGTATAACAAAACAAATCCCCGGATATTATTGCTTGATGGCACAAAAGGAATATTCAAGGGGCTAGAATGGACTACCTTAATTGCAAATAACTATCAGACGTACAAAGGACTAATCAATAATGCAAAGGTAGTGACCGAGTATATCCGTCTTAACAGTATCGAGTTACGGGACTTAGAGATGGATATACCGGTTTATTTGGCTCAATATGGTTGTTATCTGGCTATCATAGAGATAAAGACCAAAGAAAACGATATATGCGAGTGTAAACTTTTAAAAATGTAATACTATGGCAGAAGATGCAGTAGAAAAAGTATTAGAGATAAAAGTCCGATATGATGATGCGATCCGAAAGATTGCAGAATATCGGAAGCAACTTGATGTTTTAAAGCAGGTTGAGAAAACATTAAAGGAAGATGTAGAGAAAGGAAGGATTAACCGTGATGCTTATAATATAAAGCTGACTGAAACTAAAATAGCGACACAAGAATACAATGACGCCATTAGAGTTTTAAATAAAGAGATACAAAATAATATAAAGGCGGAAAAGCAACAAGAAAACAGCCTTGTTGCTCTTCGTGCCTCATTATCAAACTTAACACGGCAATACGATGAGATGTCTGAAGCGGAACGTAATTCTGCTTCTGGGCAAGATTTAGAAATACATATTAACGCTATTACAGATAAGATAGCAGAAGCAGAAGAAAAGACACAACGTTTTTATCGAAGTGTTGGTAAATACCAAGAAGCATTTGAAAAAGCTCTCTCTCCTTTAAAAGATCAATTAGATGAATTGATACAGGCTTATATTGCTATGTCAGAGGAAGAAAGAAAGAGTGCTGCAGGTGAAGAAATGCGTAATCATATTGCTGAAATAAGGGAGGAACTGAAAGCAACTACAGAAGCTGGTGGTAAATTCCAAAATGAACTCCTGTCATTAGTTGGGGTGCAAAATGGTTTTTTGGGTAAAATTTCAGGGCTAGTTGGTGGAATAAATTCGGTATCCGCTGCTTTTAAAGCGGGAAGGGTGGCAGCCATTGCTTTTGGAAAACAAATGTTGGCTCTTTTGCTAAATCCGGTTATATTAACCATAACAGCTTTAGTAACAGCCTTATATACATTAAAAGCTGCATTCGAATCGGTAAATAATACAATAAAAGGAAGTGAGGAACTTAATTATAAGTACCAGAAAGCAATGTCTCTTAATTCGGCAATAGCTGATGGCTTTACAAGAATTAATGAAAAAATAGCAGAGACTTATATAAAAATAGCCAATTCTATAAATATGGCATTAGCTAAATTTTATGAATGGACAGGCTTGGTTCCTGGTGCTAAAAAAGTTGTTGAAGATTATATGAAAACAGAAGAAGATAGATATAATCTCTCTGTAAACATAAGGAAAGCTAATGAGCAAGCTGCGGATAATGACTTGAAAATATCAGAACTTAGAGACAAGATTGCTAAAAAAGATAAATATACACATAAAGAAAGGATTGCTTTTCTTGATGAAGCAATAAAGCTTGAAACATCTAATGCGGAAAAAAGAAAAGAACTAGCAGAAGAGAACCTTAGGATTCTTGAAACTGTAGGCCAAAGAACTTTGAACTCTGCGGAATATGAAGAGAAGTTATCCCAAGCAAGAATTGATGTAGCAAGAGCAACTATTGATTTAAATAATAAAACACGTGAACTAAACGCCCAAAGAGTTGAAGCGATAAACGCCCAAAAGACAGAGGCAAAAGAGGCTGTTAGAACAGCCAAAGAACGTAAAGATAAAGAGATTGAAGCTTATAGGGAAGCGCAGGATATTCTTCTTTCACTTATAAAAGATAATTCGGAAAGACAAAGGCAACAATTAAAAGTAAGCTACGAAAGAGAAATCGAGGATTTAAAGAGGAAATTGACCGATGAAAAAAATTTAACTTTAAAAGCTAAAGATAATATTCGAGAGGCTATAAAGTTAAAAGAACAGCAGCAACAAAGGGAGTTGCAAAAACTATCAAATGAACAATATCAAACAGAGATCGAAAAGCGACAAAGATTGATAGAAACACAACTTGATGCGATAAAATCAGGAAGTGAACAAGAATATCAATTGCAAATGCAGAAATTGGTAACTCAACGAGAGTTGGAACTTTCAGAACTGGAATTGACGGAACAGATGAAAGTTGCTATACGTGCAAAATATAATAAGCAATTAGATGATTTAGTGAATCAGCGTAATGCGTATTTGTTGAGTAAAGAACAGGAGGCTATTAGAATCCGTTTTGAAACAGAAATAGCAACTTTACGAAATAATGAAACAGAAATACTAAAAGTAAAAGTTGAGCAAAGGAAAACCGAATTAGATACTCTTCAGCAAATGGAGGGAGAAAAAATAGAAGCCTTCAATCTGCGTAAATTAGAAGCTGAAAATGCCTATCTTGATGCGAAACAAGAGTTAACCAATAAGGAGGTAGAAATTGAGCAAGCTAAATATGAGGCGGTTGCTCAAATTACGGGAGGGCTTATATCTCTGACTGAACAATTAGGAGAAAGTAATGAAGGGCTGGCTAAATTCTCTAAGGTATTGGCTTTGGGTGAAATAGCAGTAAATACAGGAAAGGCAATTGCTGCAGGTGTTGCGCAGGCGCAATCAGTGCCTTTCCCAGGTAATATTGCAGCTATTGCAACAACTGTAGCTACTATCCTTGCCAATATTGCAACTGCTATTAAAACCGTAAAGTCCGCCAAGTTTGCAACCGGTGGACTAGTTACTGGGCCGGGAACTGGAACGAGTGATAGCATACCGGCACAACTAAGTAACGGAGAATCGGTAATGACAGCAAGAACTACGGAGTTATTTGCTCCGATCCTTTCCTCATTTAACCAAATGGGGGGCGGTGTTCCGATAAATATCACCGCATCAAGTAATCAGACCATGGGAGAGGATATGTTGGCTAGAGCAGTTGCAAAAGGAGTCCAGATGATACCTAACCCTGTAGTATCTGTAACTGAAATAAACACAGTTGGAAAACGAGTTGAAGTACTTGAAAATTTAGGTAGCCTATGACAGCATACGAATTATTATCAATGAATGCATTAGCTTTAAAAGTGATGTGCGATAAATCCTTGAATGTTTCCGATATTAAATATTTGGATTTATATAAGGAGTACTCTCTGATGATTAAAGAAGGGCATAAAAAGACTTACATAATGCAATATCTTTCCGATCAATATAATATATCGGAAAGGATGGTTTACAACGTTATTGAGAAGCTTTCCTCTAACGTTGATTTATAGCTTAAGGGTGGGTGTTTGCTCACCCTCTTTTTTTACTGAAACGATTACTTCAGTGCAATTTTAGCCCTACATTCTTATAGCCGTATCTGGTTTAGTAACTTTGTTACAAACAATTACAGATATATGGCTAAATTATACATCAACAAAGATATTGCTGCTGATGCTGATAAGGTAAAATATTGGCTAACAGGTAACGATTCAATTTCTTTTCCTGATATACAGGGCTTTATAGACTGGATTCCCAACGACGATAATAGAATAGATATTGAGCTTCATTCTTGCGGTGGAGACTGTACAGAGGCTTATGCTATTTATGACGCCTTACGTGCTTCTGGAAAGGAAATATCATGTAAGGTTGTAGGAAATGCTGCATCTATGGCTACAGTAATTTTACTTGCTGCACCACTTGAACGAAGAAGCGCATATCAACATGCCGAGCTATTGATTCATTCTCCTTATTATCCGTCCGGTGCAAAAATTGGGGATATAACTTTGGCTAAATTGGAAGAATTGAAAAGCGATCTGGAAGCAGAAAAAGAAAAGATGCTTAATCTCTATGTAGATCGCACAGGACAATCAAGAGAAGTATTAGAGGCGCAGATGGCAACAGATAGCTGGTTTGATGCAGAGAAAGCTATTGAGCTGGGATTTGTATCTTCTATTGTTCCGGCTGCTTCTGCATCTGCATCCAAACCAGAGCTTAATAGTAATCTTAATATTGAAAGTATGTCAAAAGAAGAAAAGAAAGTGACAGTTGCACAGGCATTTCACATGCTTGGTGTTGCTTTGGGGGTAGTAAAGGAAACTCCTGAAGCTGTCGGAATGGTAATTACTACATCAACCGGTGATGAGTTGACTGTAGAACGTGAGGAAGGAGAAATTCAGGTTGGTGATCCGGCTTCTCCTGATGGTGAATTTGTATTAGAAGACGGACGCACGGTTATCGTGGTTGATGGAGTTATTACGGAGATTAAGGATCCTTCTTCCAACGAAGAAGATACACAAGCCTTGAAAGACCGTATTGCAGAACTAGAAGCAGAGAACGCTTCTCTAAAATCAAGTGCAAAGAGTGAAACCGATGCTCGCATCATTGCAGCTGTGGAAAAAGCAGGTGGAGAAGCTTGGTTAAAAAAGGCCACTGGTTCTTATGTGCCTGCAGGCCGGTCGTATACTCCACAGACAAAGAAAGATGAAGAAACAAAACCGGTGAGCTTGGTGGAACGAAAGTTAGAAGAAGCGAGAGATAAAAATAAAAAGAGATACTCAAAAAAGGTATAAGGTATGAATATTTTAGATTCAGTAAAAAACTTGACGAAGGATAACGGAGCGGTAAAAAGCTTGCGTGATCTATTAGTGTTGACGAACTTTGTTGATGAATCCTTGGAGCAGTTCTTTACGTTTGTTCAAAATGTACAGAACGGGCAAAAACTTGGATGGACCGGAGAAATGGAAGATGTAGGCTGGGCTGGTGCTCCCTGTAATCCTACTTATAAAGATGTTACTGTACAGGCAGCGGAAAAGACATGGGATATTGGACAATGGTCAGTTCCTTTGAAATGGTGTTATGAGGACTTCATGAACACTATTACTGAATATGCGCTAAAGACCGGTACAGATATTGGTGATTTGACAAGCACGGAGATTATGGATGTTATCATTTATCCGGCTCTTGACCTTGCAATTAAGCGCATGTTCTGGCGTTTTATTTGGTTTGGTGATAAAGAAGCTCAAAACGTGTCAACAGGACAAATCACAGATGGGGTAGATGTTAAACTGTTCAAACCGTGCAATGGTTTCTGGAAACAATTATTTGCCATCGGTGCAGCCAATACAGGTCAAAGAGTGAATATTGCAGCCAACAGCGAAGCTTCTACTGCAGCACAGTTGAGCGGAATTAAAACGGCCAATGTTGCAATCGGAATCTTTGATTCATTGCTTGAAAACGCTGATCCTCGTATTGCTGCAATGGAAGGTGCTGCTATTTATTGTACTAAGTCTTTAGGCGATGCCCTTACCAAAGATTTGAAACGTGAATACAAAGAGATTCTGACATGGGAACAAATCTTTAAAGGTTTGGATGTAACAGAGTACAATGGAGTTATGGTATATAGGGTTTCTATTTGGGATCGCTTTATTCAAAAATACCAGAACAATGGAACTAAGCTGAATCTTCCTCACCGTGCGATTTATGGTTCTCCAAAGCAGCTGTTTGTTGGTTCTCCCGCAAATCAAATTATTTCTGATTTGGAAATTTGGTTCAATCAGGATGAAAGAGTAACCAAGGCTTATTCAGCTGGTCGCCTTGGCTGTTTGATTGGAGAGGATAATTTGTTCCAATTTGCTTATTAAGAAAGGAGATTTTATGTCAGGAGTTTGTGACAATTTAATCAAAAAGGACATCGCACCGTCGTGCGATGATCCTATTGTTCCGGGAATAGAACAGGAAGGCGTTATTGCTAATCGATCTGATGTTGATTTTTCCGCAACCACTTTCAATTCAACTCGAAAGAATGTGATTGAAACGTTGGCGATGAAATCCGGCAAGAAAGCATATAAAGTTGTGGTTTATGGCGGTACTCCTTTTACAGGGACAAATGTAGCGTTGGCTACAGGGACATATCGTAATACATTTACTAACACCGTTAATATGGTCGTTTTGGCTAATGACCCTGATGTATGTGGTGATATTATTGACGGATTAGCAAATGGGGAGTTTGTCGTTGTTCTGGAAAATAAATCCAAGGGCTTGCAAAAGGAAACTAATCCGGGAGATTCTGCATTCCAAGTATATGGCTATTATCAAGGCCTAAAAGCTGCAGAAATAAGCAATGATAAGTATTCAGAAGACACAGATGGTGGTTGGTCTATCAGCCTTACGGAAACGAAAGTTCCTAAATCCGCTTTATTCTTGTATAAAACAAGTTATGAAACAACTAAAGCGGCTGTAGATGCTCTTACATCTGTTGTAGGAGGGTAAATCATGGAATTATTAAAAGTGGTTGGTAAGTTGGAAGAATTGAGAGAACGTGATGTTCTCTCTTCTTCCGACAAACTTGACATTGAATTAATGTATAGAGACGTTTTCGGAAGGAATTTCGTTAAAACATCTTGTAATGACTGTTACCATGATGCTGTGATTGAAATGTATATACATCTAAAAAAAACAGGTAAAATGAAGGAAAAATCAAATTACATATTGAAAAATGGTGTTGTCCTACAAAAAGAGTTTGGAAGTGGGGAAATGTATACCAATGAGAACATTACCGATGAATTTGCAGAAAACTATTTGTCGGATAATCCAAAAGGTATCATGTTTTTTGCAGGCTATCCTGCAGATTGGGAGAATAAAGTAAGAAAACGTGTACTGAAACGAGAATCTATTAGCGATGAACTTATAGCAATTATTGTTGAAGCATTTGATAGTGGAGTTTCAGAAGATTCATTGCTGGCCGAACTTACAAATTACGAGCTTGGTGGACGAAAAATCACCGAAAAACAATTGAACAATCATCTTTCAAAGGCGAAAGACATAATTGCAAAAAGAAAAGACGCTGAAAAGCTGGATAAACAGCAGGGAAAAAAAGAGGAGAATATTGAAAAGTTAGAGAAAACAGAAGAAAAATAATCCATTATGAGGGTAAAGGACCTTAAAAAGAAAAGCAGTAACCGAGTAGATGTATCTTACTTGCGTCAGTTTGGAATACAAGGGTTTGGAGATGACAACCTTTACCCTCAAACTCTCCGCAATATCATTGCTGCAAGCTCTACCGGAAGCGAATGTGCAGAACGATATGCCAATTTTATCGAAGGCAATGGATTTAAAGACATTCGTTTTTCTGAATATGTCGTAAATAGAAAAGGAGACACCGTAGATGATATCCATGCTCTTGTATGTCCTGACGTAGGAGATTTTGACGGAATGTCCTTACATATCAATTATAACATATTTGGAGAAATATGTGAATTGAATTATGTCCCTTTTGAAAATTGCAGGCTTTTGGAAGAAGACTCTAACGGGTATGTTGCAAAAATAGCAGTTCATCCGGATTGGAGCGGCAAAAAGACACGTGCTGGCAAACCTCTTCAAGTAAAGAAAGAAAATATTGATTTCATAGATGTGTTCAATCCTCGAAAAGAGGTGGTTTTATCTCAAATAGAAGCTGCTGGCGGTATTGAGTATTATAAAGGACAGATTCTATGGTTATCCGGAGGCGGAAAAAATGTTTACCCTCGTTCACGTGCCGATAGAGTTGTAACAGAAATGAGTACAGACGAAGGCTTAGCTAACGTGAAGTTTAGAAATGTTCGTTGTAATTTTCTATCAGCCGGTATTGTTATAACCAAAAAAGGACAAAGTATTGCCGGAGAGGATTCATCAGGTTTAAATGATAATGACGGTTTTTCTGATATGCTAGGAAAGTTACAGGGAGACACTAACTCATTAAAGATGCTTGAAGTTGAAATTAGCTCTGATGAAGAAAAACCGGAGTTTGTCGATCTGTCATCAAAGAATTATGATAAAGAGTTTTCCGTTACGGATGCGAGTGTAGTAGAAAGAATATATTCTGCGTATGGTCAAGAGCCTTGGTACTGCATCCGTATTGGTAAAGTCGGTTTTTCTGGCGATATTTTGGAAGATGCTTTTGAATACTATAATTCTATCGTTTCCAAACAACAACGCATGATTGAACGGGCTTTTCAAAAGATTTTTGACGGTTGGTATGAAGTGGTTAATCCTTCAAATGATTACAGTGTTGAACCTCTTAAATATGTGAGAAATGCAGCAGTATCTAATAACAGCGGAGGAGGTATCTAAACTTTCCCGTGATATGTCTATTCATTTGGATGATTCTAAAATAGAGACATATATTCGTGAATCTGAAAATATTGACATCAAGAGTGCATTAGGAGATGCATTATTTCTTGAAGTAAAGGAACATCCTGAAAAATATAATATTCTTCTTAATGGTGGGGAATATGATAGCGAGTGCGGTATCAGACAGTCCTTTGTTGGTCTTAAAACAGCACTTGCTTATTATACTTATGCCCGTATCGTAAAAAATGGAGATGGCAATGTTACTCGTTTTGGATTTGTAAATAAAGAATCTGAATATTCATCCCGTCCGGACATAAAAGAGAAAGTTATGGCTTACAATGATACATTCAGTATTGCGGACAGGTATTTAAAAGAGTGTGTACAGTATTTGAATGATTGCAAAAATGACTTTCCTCTATATAACGGTGGAGGAAAATTGAAGGCAAATAGAACAGTGTTTCGCATAATTGGAGAATGATATGGAAGCAGAAGGATTATTAGATAGGGCAAAGCAAATCAGAGACGAAAAAGAGGACGGAGCGAATACTGCGTTACGTGTTGGCGGTCTGATGGTTGATATGGTTAAATCTTTCGGGAATCAATCTTTTGAGATTTTGGGGCATTATAACACTTTAGAAGAATTAAAATTGACTTTTCCTGATGGTCCTACACAAAAGGGTTTGTACGCTGTAGGAGAAAAGCCATATAGTTATTATGCTTATTACGACGGAGATTGGCAGGATCAGGGAAAATTGATGGAAGAATTATCTGTATATAAGTCTTCTTTATCTTTTGGAGAAATAGAAGACGGATCTATTGTCACTAACGATCAGTTAATAGAAATAGCCGCAATTACTAATGCTTGGAAAGCAGGAAAGATCGTATACGTTATAGATGAAAAAGGTGCTTTTTATAATTTAGGAGCATTAAATATTCAAATAGCAGATGATAATACTGAATGCTCTTTTTTAGCGTTTGGTCAAAACCGTTATTTGTGTATTTTCAGATGTGAACCTTCTATTTCGTCTCCAACATGGAACGTATTCCCTGTTGGCAAAGATCTATTTGCTTTAATTAAACATACCCATGTTGCTGGAGACATTACAGAAGAATACAATAAAAAGTTTATGACTGACGATGAGAAGTCTAAATTAAAAGATATTGATCTGTCTCAATATGCTAAAGCCGACCTTTCCAACGCTATAGAGGTTTCTTTGGGAGCAAACGGTTATGCCAAGTTCAATAATGGGCTTTTGATACAGTGGGGGACAAGAGTCGGAGCAACCGGGGGGGCAATTAATCTGTATTTTCCTACCAGTTTCTATAATACTGATTATAACATTTATTTCACTGGAGCAGTAAATAATACAGGTGAATCTTTTATATATGCTCCGGGGTATGACCTTAATGGTAAATATACATCATATTGTAGAGTTCTCACCCGTGGAATAAATTCAACTCCGGCTATTGTTTGGACTAGCTGGAATTTTACATGGTTTGCAATTGGTAGATGGAAATAAGGAGGTAATATTATGGGAAAAATATATTGGAAAAATGGTTTCTATGATAAACCACAAGAAGGAGCAGTAGAAATATCGGTGGAGTACTGGCAGGAATTGCTTGACGGTCAATCATCCGGAAAAGAAATCAAGGAGAACGAAAGCGGTTACCCGGTATTGGTTGAGCATGAGTACACCATTGATGAATTGAAAGAGATAAAGATCGCAGAGATCAACGCTTACGACAAGTCGGATGCTGTAAACTCCTTGACGCTGGACGGAAAACAAATATGGCTGGATAAAGACACCCGTGTAGGATTAGTCAACTCAATAAACATAGAAAAAGAAGCGGGCCGGGTATATACTACTTTGTGGTACAATGCGGAGAAGTATGTAATTCCCGTAAATGACGCTTTAAATATGCTTGACCAATTAGAATTATACGCTCTTGATTGCTACAATACTACACAGGCTCATATTGCAGCCGTGAAAAATTTGCTTAGCAAAGAAGAGGTTAATTACTATAATTATAAAACCGGTTATCCGGAGAAACTCAATTTTGTATTATAAACTATAAACAGATAAAGCTATGATTCTACTAGTATTAATGTCATTCATCCTCATTGCCGGCTACGTCTTTGCAATGATAAAGAAGATGAAAGAAATCCCGTATTCTATCAGTGATACCTACTATGCCCTGACGCATAAGTTCTGGTTCGGTTTGTGCATGATCGGCTCCGGTGCATTGCTTCTTCCGGCAGCATTTGAAGCAAGTACGGAAAACAGCCTGTTTCTTGTATTCCTTTCGGTTGTCGGGATGATTGTATTAGGTGTGTCTCCCAATTTCAAAGGAAGCCAGAAAACCGCACATTGTATCGGTGCCGCCATGTCTTTAATCTTCTCCCAGATATGGGTAGGTTGCAATTCTTGGTATTGGTTACTGTTATGGGCTGGATTTATCGCTTACATGGTTATCTCCATGAGCGAGCACTGGACAGGCAACTTCATCTCCGACTTCATAAAGAGAAAGCCGATGTTCTGGATAGAGGTAATTTCGTTGTTAACCGTTTATCTAACTTGTATCTTATGAAAGAAGCAATAGTACATACCACAACCGGAGGATTTGCCGCAATAGCCACTGCATTTGTTGCCGAATCATTGCAAAATATGATTCCGTGGCTGATTGTCTCATGTGCTGTAATCCTCTGTGATCTCCTATTCGGAGTAAGAAAAAGTATACTAATGGGTGAAAAGGTCAGATTCTCACGTGCAATCCGTGCTACTATGGGAAAGATGGTCACTTACTTTGCTTTCGTCTGCATGGTTTGTATGATTAGCGTGGCAAGCCACAATGAATATCCTATAGATGTGTATTCCTGCTTATTGGTATGCTTCATAGAGGGATGCTCGATAGTTGGGAATATACTGAAGCCAAAGGGGATTAACATCAATCTTATCGGGGCTTTGGGTGTGTTTGGTAAGAAGGTGTTTAAGGTTGATAAGGAAGATGTGAAGGATATAATCAAAAAAGAGGAAATACATGAATCAAATAAATAAAATATATAACGAAGATTGCCAGGAAGGAATTAAGCGTATTCCTGATGCAAGTGTAGACTGTATCTTAACTGACCCACCATATCTGTATTTGAAAGGGCAAAAATTGGAGCGTCCGTTTGATGAACAGTCCTTATTCCTTGAATTTGCACGTGTCTTAAAACCTAATGGATTTGTGGTTTTGTTCGGGAGAGGCACTTCCTTTTATCGTTGGAACACTATTCTTTCCGAATTAGGCTTTTCTTTTAAGGAAGAAGTTATATGGAATAAGTCATATATAACATCCCCTCTATTGCCTCTATTGAGGGTTCATGAGACTATTAGTATACACTGTGTAGGAAAAGGGAAAATAAATAGATGCAAAGTACCTTATATAGAGGCTAAATGTAATGATATAGATTCGATATTAGCGGATATAAAGAGGTTGAGGAATATACTTCATAATCCTAAATCTTTAAAAGAAGTGGAAAATTTTCTTATCAACAATACAGCTTCTTATAAAGAAAACAAAAAGCATGGATATCATGCAACTGCTCAAACTGGGTTCATGGGAGAAGATCGATGCGCTGCTGTATCTAGGGCTATGACAAATGGATGTACAGAGAGATCAATAATAAGGACTGATTTATACAAAAATGAAAAATCCAATAAAAATAACCTTCATGGTGATATGATGATAGGAGACAGAGCGTGTAATGTCATGTCGTCAATAGAAGCCGGCACGAGCGAAAAATCGATAATCAAACAAGCGCGTGACCATTACAGCGCTATTCATCCTACCCAGAAGCCGGTTAGGTTGATTGAACGGCTATTAGCATTAGTCACGCAACCAGGTGATGTCGTATTAGATCCGTTCTCTGGAAGTTGTTCTACTGCTGTGGCTTGTATCAATACCAATCGAAAGTTTATTGGTTTTGAAATTGATAAAGAGTATTACGATGCAGGCATTCATAGGATTAATGAAACTTTGAAAGATTTAAAACTAGTAGTATGATAAATAAAATCAGCTCATTAGCCAGCAAGCTTCTATCCAAGATCGGAATAGACGGAATGGCCCACATTATAGTATGCCAGAACTTGGTAATGTGGCTATCGAAATATACGCCACTATGGGAAGCAATCATTATAACCGTCGTGATCTTCGTCCTGAAGGAAGTGTACGACAAGTACTGCAAGAAAACAGAGTTTTCAATTAAAGACATCATCTGTGATTGCGTAGGTCTGGCGTTGGGAGTATTAACATTGATATTATAGGAGGAAATAAACATGAGTTTACCAAGAGGTTTGAGAAACAATAATCCGGGTAACATTCGGATCACAAAAGATAAATGGCAGGGATTGAGAGAAAAGCAGGAGGACAAATCGTTCTTCCAGTTTACGGAAATGAAATGGGGTTACCGTGCCCTTATCCGAACCTTGCAAAACTACCGTAAAAGACACGGCTGTAAGACGATTGCCGACTTCATCAAGCGGTGGGCACCGGAGAACGAGAACAATACAGCCGGATATATCAGCCGTGTATGTAGCGAAATGCAAGTCCCGAACACATACGTTCCGGACATCAACGACAAAGCAACCATGTGCGCTTTTGCTGCTGCTATCTCACGTGTTGAGAATGGAGTTCCGGCTGTTATGGCTGACATAGAAGCCGGATGGGATTTATTATAAACTTTAATCAATAGGAGGAACAATCATGGCAGATTTACAATTTACCCAAATAACGAGTCAGGATCTTTATGCATCAGAAATTGTTGTCAACAGCAATTTCAATATTCATTTAGACCGTGTTGCCGGATCAGAAATCAGAATATATCAGAAAACCGGCAGTGAAACCGAATCAATGGATGAGAGGACAGCCGAAAGCCGAGGTTTTGACCCTGTATTTCTTCCGGGATATATCCAAAGTGATTCTGGGAAAATATTCGATTACGATTTTGACGCCTTGGTTTATCCGAAGGTGATTCGTATCGAAAGTTATACAGAAGTAACAAGTGGGGTTTTAACGGAGGCTGAATGATGCTTAATAGAGTCTCATTAAACACAATAGGGCTTAACCGGATCGGATTGAACCGAATCGGTAAGCCTTCTCGTGCTTCGTCCGAGCGTCCCTACATCGACCCGGAAGTCTTAGCCTCCTTGAAAGCTGTCTGCATCTGCTACGGTAAGAGCAACGACGATCCGGACCGGGCTGTTGTCAAGAACTTGGTGGACCCTGACAACCCGTTTGTGATTAGCAATGCAGCTTACACCGAAGGAAGTGGCTACGCAGATAAAGGTAGTCCTTACTATGGTGCCTTCGTCACCGACGGAATCAACGACCTGATTACTTCCACCAAGACCGTACAGGAGATGCTGGGAGGAAGTAATGAGATTACGGTGGTGAGTATGATTCATCAGGTTAAAGATTCAGCTAATAATGTATCTTTTACCAATTATATAAGAGGTAGTGCCAATGGCTATTTCCGTAATATCGTGAATAACTACGACAAGACTGGAATATATGGATATACTTCTTCTGACTTAATGGGTTTGTCAGTTGTAAATAATATATTAGGTGATAAGAATGATTATACGTCTAATGGCGACAATAGAGACTCCATAATCAATGGTAATTTTAGCGTTCAAGGATATTCGTATAATGACGGTAATAATACTGGCGATTTTAGCTCTGTCGCTTGGTATTGGACAGTAATTGCTAATAAAGTACTGACTACCGACCAAATCAACCAAGTAATCGCTTACTTCAACTTGGATAGAACTCTTAAACCTGATATACTGTGTAATACCATCAAGCAGGGAATCACCAACGAGAACCACGCAGAGTTTGGCGATAAGCTGATTGACTTTTCAGGTAACGGTAGGGATATACAGTTGAACAATATTGCTTGGGACGGAGATAGTGGTATAGGTAAATATAATTATCCTAATTGGAAAGTCACGGCAACTATTGCCAATACGTATTCAACTATTGTAAATTATCCAACTGTTAATGGTACTTACTCCATTAATGTTAATGGTGTATCAGAATTGATGCAATCAATAGGACTGCATTTGGAGATAAAGTACACTACTTCTACGGGAATTATATATAATGATATAAAACAAGATGGTGTATATTCATATATTTTACCTGATGGAGCTACGAATTTAACATTAAGATTTGGAGGTATTGCGGGAATTGTAAATGAACCATGCAATATAACCATCACCCAAATCCCTTCCCACGCAGGTGCTCTCTGCCTTGACGGTATCAATGACTTCGGTAAGGTGACAGGGATGCCGGTATATAAGGATTATACGGTAGTAACCGATAGAGAAATATTTGCTAATATTGGAGCTATATTGTCAAAGAATAATCCGGGGGCATTTGTGGAAACTGCCGGAAATAGTGTTTATAGTTTTGGTCAAGCTACTTCTGGTCTAAATTTTATTTCTATTAGAAGTATATCTTATTTATCTAAATACTCTTATTGCGGGCAATCTATAACAGCAGGTGCAGCAGAAGATGGCACTGATATGTGGTTAGGCACGATACGGGATAATGATTCTCGTTTCTTCAACGGAGCTATTTACTCTCTCATGTCCTTCCCCTATAGTATGTCCGAGTTCTTGATCGAGCGTCAGTTGAAGAAGCACAAGCTGGGTACGCTGTATCCGGATATGGTGGAGTTCAGACCGATAGTGAAGAGTAATCTACCTTATTCTTCCATAACCTATTCTGTTAATCCCGGAGAATATATCTCTGTAGATAGCATGGTTACCATCACTGTAACGTTGCCAAATACCTCTGATAAGCTAATGGAGGTGTCGTGCAATGCTATCAGCGACATATCCATATCTGGTGATAATGGCGTTTACGAGATTACGGGAAAGATAGTCAAATCCCCTCAAAAGATAAACCTTGTTATCTCCAGCTACTTGACAATGCTGAATAACGAGACTTTAATTTCAAATGAAACATTAATTAAAAACGAATGATATTATGAAAAAGATATTTGATATAGCAAAAGATAAAGAACAGTCGTGGGGCACTTTAGCTGCTGCGATTGATGGAAACTTTGATGATACAGCAAAGTTCCTATTAGCAGATAAGATTCCATGCGGAGATAATCTGATTACACAGCCAGCAGAATTATCCGAAGGATGGAGCTATGAAAATGGTATATATACCCATGCAAGCGGATACGATAATGTCCTTGCTTTTACACTTACTACTAGCAAAGGGAAAAAATATCTTGCCAAATTAACAAAAGGTATAGAAGGTTCTGAAAATTCCATTATGGTAGGTATCGGAGATAAGACACCGATAGATACGTATAATGGTGAACTGATAGCCTATATTGGAATGATTAGCGATGGTGGTTCTTTGAAGGTGTTCCCATCAGCTAAATATGCGTCAACTTTAGAAGTTGAGTTATATGAAGTGGTTGATAAGTCATCCGCCAGCCAACTCATATCTTACGGTCGGCAAAATATATATATTAATATAGGGGATAATGATATATCAAATTGGTGGAATGTTGCATTAGGCTATAAAACGCTTGGGAAATCTGAAAACTCAACGAGATGTATTGGCATAGGAACAATGTCACTTTCTGAACTTATTTCCGGCTCTCGTAATATTGCAATTGGTACCTATTCTACTGCATATATACCGAGTGGTAAGGATAATGTTGCAATAGGTGCAGACACTCTTTATCCATCCAGAAAAGAGTGTAATAATAATGTCGCAATTGGGAGATCGGCATTAGGAGGAATTGAACATCAGGAATCTGTTGGCATTGGAAGTAATGCATTAGGTTTTTATTCAGGTGCAGGTTCTTCTCAATGTGTAGTTATTGGTCGTAATGCGGGTAAAAATCTAGTAGATAGTGAAGTAAAGACAGAAGGGTGTACGGTTGTCGGATATGAGGCAGGGTATTATGGTAATCAAAAAAATACTTATATAGGCTATAAAGCTGGTAGATATTGTAAAGGCAGCAATAACATCATGGTAGGTGCTAATGGTGGAGGTAGTAGTGTTAATCAATTAAATGATGTAATCCTTCTTGGCAATAATACTAAGGCGTCAAAAGACGGTCAGATGATTCTTGGTTCGACGGCACAGACAGAGGTTATATTACTTGGAAACAAGAAACTTATTTTCAATGAGGATGGGAGTGTTACTTGGGAGCAAATATAATAGTCTGATAAGTAATTAAACAGTAAGCAATTATGAAATACATTACATTCCCCACAGCGAATTTGAACGAGATACCGCAGGAGGTACTCGATGAAATGCACTTGGTTCCGAGAAAGAGTGTTGACGGTACCCAGGTGATTATGAAATTGGATCACTATAAAAAGTTGTTCCCAAGTATCATGACTTTGCCGTTACTGGACGAAGAGGAGACTCCGCAAGAGCCGGTTTACCCTTATCCGGTATACGAAGGCGAAGAATTGAATACTTTGCTGGCAAGTTCGGAGTGGTCTTCAAGTGATAGCGTTTTATGAAAAACTTGCTCTACATCATTCTATTGATGCTGGCAATATGTCTAACATCTTGCCGGAGCATTAAGTATGTTCCGGTAGAGACCGTGAAAACGGAGTACAAGACACGTGACAGCATCCGTTTTGACAGCATCTATGAGCATGACAGTATATTCCTATTCGTAAAGGGAGATACTGTCTACAAGGAGAAGTATCGGTATAAATACCGGTATCTGACAATTAACAAAACAGATACGGTAATGCTGACCGATTCCGTGCAGATCCCTTATCCGGTGGAGAAACAGCTAACCCGGTGGCAACAAATGAAAATAGAGCTTGGCGGCTGGGCTGTTGGCGTAATTGTAATACTATCTATTGTGTTAATGCTTAAGTTATTCAGAAATTAACCGGCTAATATCTTCACAGACCTCCCCGGTATGAAAAGTTTAAAATTCAGCTATACAACAATTTCCAATGAAAAAAGTTCAATGAAAGGAGGAAAAATTATGAGATAATCAGAAATTAATCGGGAACCGGTAAAGTAGAAGGCCGGTAATCGTTAACAAATAATCCAGGGGCGGGATAGAAGAAAGCCCCACACCCGTTTCAGACGACCAAATCATACACGGGCTAACATCGCAGGGACTGTTAAGGGGCTTCCGTAGCTTTATCAACAGATTTTGCGATGTTTTGTTTTTCAACTATATATGTTTGACAACATGAAAAATATAGATTTATATAAAGAGCTGGTCGTAGCCGTGTCAAAAGAGACGGGAGTAGAGGAGATCGATATGATCCATAGCAACTCGGAAGAAGCGGTGGACGCAAGATATATTCTCATACATTTGCTTTCCCAGAAACTCACCGATACCCAAATATCTTCCGTTACGAAATTAACCCGTCAGTCAGTAAACAAGATCCGGAACAACTTCCAGTACAAGATCAAGAAATGGAGTGTAGCAACGAACTTGCAACATATTAGCAATGAGGTAGCAACGGAATAGTTTAGGAGCAACGCTCTTTTCCTGTCCTTTGTGTCACGGTCAATGTTGACCGGAATACAAAAGATTTTTTCGTATGGAAGGTAATTATCTTACATCTGGTGATCTCGCTATGTGGGAAAACAGACGTTGCGGTGACAACTATGGATGTTGCCATAGAAATGAGCGTGGAATGGCTGCTACCGGTATTGGTCTTGGAGCCGGTTTAGGTGGTGGTGCTTTGTTGCTGGCTATTGCTGCCGCTTGGGGAGTTAACCAGGCTTCAAAGGCACGCATGCGTGCTGCAGAAAATGCTGCTGCCGGTAATGCAAGAGCGATTGATATTCTTGCAGCTCGTGCAATCCAGGATGACGCCCGTAGTGCTAGCATTAACCTGGACGTAAACCAGACATTGCGCAACCTGACCGGTGCAACAGCTCAAGGCGGTTCTGCAACTTCTAATGCTCTGGCCACGGCTGAAGCTCTCGCATTGTTGAGTAACAACAACGGCACGGGATTAAATTCCGCTGTTGGTGGTTGTAACTACCTGCGTGTAGCTCGTGTTTCCGGTTCCCGCCTTTGCGGTTGCGACACTTGCGGTGAGTAATCATCATTAGGGAGTGGTGCACATAACTGTGTGCCGCTTCCTTTATTCGTATAATCATGTTTGGACGAAACAATAAAATAAATCTGGGAATGATTAATCCGTCTTCGAAAATGACCTTAAAGGCCAGTTGTCTTCAGGCGTGCGGAAATGATGTTGACAAGGCGCAAAAGCTGTATAAATTCTTTTCGGAGGATATAGCTTCTCTGCCGGATTTTGACGTTCCGCCTCCTACAATGATGCAACAGGCAACACGTAATGTTGGCTCGCTTTTCGGATGGGTGAAAGAGAATAAAGAGGATCTGTTTCAGGCTTGGGATCTTATTCAATCGTTCCGGGGCGGTTCTCCCCGTGCGGTAATGCCTCCTGTGGCTCCTCCTATTGACATTCCGCCAATACCGGCTCCGTGATGAAACCATACAAAGTGACTATTTATGTATATGCTGAAGACGAACAGCAGATAAAGGAGTTGGAGAAAGCAGCGTATGACTTTGTAAATTCGAAGTATCAGAGTGGTATACTTGTTACAGCGTCTAAACTTTCACAGGCTCTTTCCAATTTTAAAAATAACTTCTTTGTAAATAAATTCTTGAAATAATATGGCAGACCAACAGAAACAACAACCTAGAAACATCTTTGAGCTAATCAACCAAAACATCGTTGACATGTCTCAAGATATGGTTCTTTTAGCCGAGAAAGTAGATGCTATTTATAACGCTCTATATCCTGTATCTGTGCCTAACATCCCCGGCCCAGAAGAAAAGAAAGTAGTAGGGGATACAAAAGATGTATAGTATGAGTTGTAATTGTAACAGAATTCAACCGGCAGTTATTACTCCGGTTCTGGCTGCCGGATCGGTGGCCTCTCCCTATTTCATTGAGGTCAATATCTCACAAAGGCTGTGTTTCTCCACATGTGCGGAAAACACTCCTGTGTTCACCCCTCAATTTTCAATGAGATCACTGGTAAATGTTGGCACTAGCCAATATATGGCCACTATCCATGTCGAGGGAATTATTTCGTATGTGCCATGTAACGGAAATTGTTGCTGCACCAAACAACAGCCGTTGTCCCAGGATTTCACAATTCCTATTTATTCGGCAACTGCACCAACTTCGGTAACAGTGGTCGCAGGACATTCAATGAATGCAATCGCTGTCTCCGGCTGCCAGGAATGTAGCCGTATGTTCGTGAGTGAAACTCCGTTGACTCTGACCGTGGCATGATGTATTTAGTGATAGCCCTGACGGCAATGATTGCAGCTACCCTGGCAAATCATCTGGGCTTGACGGAAGCTGTAGGTGATATTGTCAGGAAAATAGCCAAATGTCCGAAATGTTGCTCGTTCTGGGCGTCATTGTCGGTTCTTTGGCTATATGGCTGTGATTTGTTTGTTGCTGTCGGGCTGTCGCTATTTGTGTCTTATCTGTCTTTCTGGTTTGGATTGATTTTAATTATATCACAAAAGATCTATAACAAATTATGGAAAAGGATGAATTGAATAAAAAAGGGGAGAGCAAAATACAGCCGGTTCCTGAATCACCGAAGGTATTGCCGCTTTTCTCGAAAACTATACCTAAAAATGTATATAAACCGTTGCCACGTTTTAATGGTAATTGCAAACATTGTTGATTATGAAGTATTTTGATATGATGCAGAAGGCCAAGGCGGATGGTGTAACCTCCGAAAAGGCCATGTGGAAAAGCGTGGAGAGCGTGGATGAAATTCTCTGTGTAGTGAAGGAAGAACATCCGGAACTATACATGGCTTTCATGAGGGAGCAACATGAAGCCCTTTACGGTCCCCACTATGATAAACATTTCGCAGAGGTTGACGTAGAGAAGATCAGATACACCAGCGCATCCGGTGAAAAGAAAACCGGAGCACATTGGAGTATAGAGCAAATCATGGAGGCGACTAAATCCATGCCGTTCCCGTCCGGGACGACGCCATGGGACAAATACGTTGCTTTCAACTCGTTTTATGCCGACATGTGCGTAGTATTGGACGAAGCAATGCTTCTAAAAGCTGCTTACCGGTTCTACTTCGCAGATGAAGATGCACCGGCTGGTAAGATTTGGGAGTACATGACCGCAATGAATTATGAGGACTAACCTCGACATATTGCTAGAGCAAGCGGACGACAGGTATCATCACGATTTCTGTCGCTTGCTTATGGTCATGTTGTGGAACGCTTAGAAAAGATTCTGGATTGGCTTGTGCCTGTCGCTGTGATAGCGAAGGTTGCATCTTTGTGTTTGTCCCTGGCTATGTAGTCAGGGATTTTTTATACCTTTGCCGAAAACTAACATTATGGCAGAAGAAAAGAAATACGACTACGACTCAATAAATGAGTTACTAACCTGGGCTAAAGAAACGCTCAACAATAAGAGATACCCGGCCGGGGAATTTCAGCTGGATAAATGTGCAAAGATTCTCGATTGCGGAAAGTATCTTGATTCGATGATAGCAGTGATTTCGAGGAACTGGGAGAATCCTACGTTTTACCCGACTGTAGACCAGTTGAGAACATTTAGGGAGAAGATAGAGAAGGCAGCCGAATAAGCTGCCTTTCTTGTTTTAATCCTTGATTTAGTCCCTATATTTCATAAACAACTATAAATCAAGTATATTCGTGGAGCTGGAGGGAATCGAACCCTCGTCCAAACGAGGAAATCATAAGCTTTCTACATGCTTATCTTTGCC